TGTTTATATCCTTTGCTTAGGCACCCATCAGCATAAATACTGACGGTGTAGGGTCGGTTACGATTGATGCCCACGCAGCGGCTGTTCCGTTGGTGGTCAAATATTTTCCTGAGTTTCCAGTCTGTGATGGTAGTGCATCTACTGTACCCCAAGATGAGGCAGTTCCATTAGTTGTTAAATACTTTCCAGAGTTTCCTGTTTGGTCTGGAACTACATAGACGCTTGATGTATCAAGAGATACTGTTACAGCACCTGATGTTCCTCCACCAGTTAATCCTGTACCAGCAGTTACTGCTGTAATATCTCCAGGGTTGGCTGCTGCCCACTCAAGTCCTGTTGCTGTCGCTGAGTTAACACTGAGGACATAGCCGTTGGTTGCCGCAACTGTTAGTGGGCTAAAAGCGTCTAAGCCTGTACCTACTAGTAAATCACCCTTAGCATCAAATGATGCAGCCACTGCTGCTGCTGCACTAGCAGCACTTGCTGCTGCAGAGGTAGCACTTGTGGCTGCACTTGTCGCTGATGTTGCAGCAGATGAAGCACTTGTTGCTGCTGCGCTAGCAGATGTTGCAGCACTTGTAGCACTTGTAGCAGCGGCTGTTGCCGATGAAGCAGATGCTGTTGCACTGTTAGCAGAAGCAGTTGCAGATGCAGCCGCGCTTGTAGCGCTAGTTGCTGCAGCAGTTGCTGAGTTAGCAGCACTGGTTGCATATCCTGCAATTGTGGCTACTGAGTTAGCAGCAGTTGTAGCACTGGCTGCTGCACTAGTTGCACTAGTTGCCGCTGCTGTAGCAGAAACTGCTGCAGATGTTGCTGAAGTCGCTGCTGCTGTGGCTGAACTTGCTGAGGCTGTAGCAGAAGAAGCAGATGCTATTGCTGATGTTTCAGAACTACCAGCAGAAGTAGCAGCAGATGCAGCACTAGTAGCAGCCGATGCTGCTGAGGTGGCTGCTGCTGTAGCAGAGCCTAAAATACTATCTACGTAATCCTTAGGAGTAGCAGATGAGGCAGACATTCCTGCCGAAGATAGACCAGTAATAACTGGTGAACCAGAAATAGTTGGGCTAGTTAAAGTCTTGTTTGTTAAAGTCTGTACTGCCGTAGCAATAACCACTGTGCCTGTTGTGTTAGGCATTGTGATTGTATTGTCCTGTGTAGGGTCAACTACTGTCAGGGTAGTTTCGTAAGCGTCAGCGGTAGCACCCTCAAAGACAATGCTCGCATCTACACCAGCACCTGAGATACTAGGGTTGGTGATTGTAGGGCTTGTAAGAGTCTTGTTAGTCAGGGTCTGAGTATCTGTAGTACCCACCACAGCCCCTGTAGCCCCGTGTACGCCTGTTGTAGACTCAATGTGGACATTAGCCTCACGATAGTCACGGCCAATAGCCATATGGCGAACTACTGCACCAGCAGAGTGAGCCTGTGCAGATGAGCCATCTATGGCACGAGTAATAGTAAAGGTGTTGGTTGATACCGCCGTGGCATCTACAATTTCTTCAAGGGCTGTATCTGGGTCAATAACCAAAGTAAAGGTTGTGCCACCTGAAATGGTTGCACCACCAAGAAGAGAAGGTCCAGACTGAACAACAATAGCAGTTGCACCAGCAGTAACCGCGCTAGTCAGCGTAGATTGCTGGGAGCGTGAGGAGTAATTTCTAGTTGTCATTTATATTCCTATCGGCTGTAGTGAACTCGTGTTGGGTACTGAGTTAATTGCTTTTGCTTTTCTTCGTTAAGACGCTGTTGGTACAGTCCAAAGATTTGTCGTACTGCTGTATTGGATGCACCAAATGGACGCTTAGTATCAATCTCGTCAGCCTGTGGGCTGTACTGAGCAGCACGGGCTGGGTCAAGGTATGACAACAGTCTGTAGGCTGCGCCTAGAATAACTACATCTTTAACTGTATTTGATAAACCAGTCTGTGTAGAAAAGTCTTGTGAGTTGCTTGTAAAAGGTGCTGGATGTGTAGCATACATAGCCTTAACAGTTCTGCCAGGAATAATAACATCCTGAATAGTAACAGTCTGAGAACCGCCACCCCATGTAGCAACATCTGCAAACGGGTCAAATGACCAACGCTTAATTCTAATCCATTCTTTTGTTGGCCCGATATCCTGCCATGACATTGTAAGAATGTTCTCTATGTCTAAGTCTTGAAACTCGTATGTTGTTACTGCTGCATTGTAAACAAACGATGTCTGCTTAACTGCATAGATGGCAGTTCCAACTGCTTCAATGGTATCGTTGATAGCCTTCTTAATAACATAGCGCGGAAAAATAGGTGAGATAGTAACCTTTACATCCGCAGCATGGGTAGCAGCATCTGTTCCCAGATAACCTCGCCCATAAGGGGCGACTGTTGCTGTATTGCCAACGCGGTCAAATGAATCAATCCACATTAACTCTTCATCAATTTCAACAATACCTTTGCCTACATTGCTAGTGTCTCCAAGAGACAAAATTGTAGGTGCAGTACTTGGTGAGGTTAATGTAGTAACTGCAGTCTTAAGATAAGTAGAACGGTCTTGCTGGTATGTGTAACCTGATAGATTGATAAGCACTTCATCAATCATCTGTGTTAATGTTGTTGTCACAGGTCTATGCTCCTTAATGCAACAATCGCTGATAGTCCAGTAGTTCCTGCTAATTCATTACAAATAGCGTTTAACATCTTATAATCATTAGGTTGGCGATTTGCATCAACCTTAATGTTTAGTGCAGCGATAATACCTAGGCCAGTAGTCTCAGCATAGTTATTTGCCGCACCTTGTTCAGATTGATAAGCATCTGGTGTTGGATATGTCCCACCATTTGCAAGACGATTCAACTCGTCAGCAAGTGTGCTACCTGCTACTCCTGTTGCCATTACTTACCCTTTCGTTTTGCTGCTGCATTATCTACAAGGTTTGGATATGGTCGTCCAGCCTTTTTAGCCATTGCTTTAGCCCTTGCTTTTTGGGCTGGCGTTAATGGTGTTGATTTTTTCTTTGGATTTTTTTTATCCCAAAATGCTTTCTTTTTCACCACTTCACCTTATCCGCCCAGTAAGCCGCAGACATTTTGCCTTTGGCAATGTTTTTTGCATGACGTGCCTTAAATGATGCCTGACGCTTTGTAGGCTTTCTGTCACCAGTCACACCCTGCTGACCAAAACGAATAGTTTTAACCTTAGTACCTTCTTTAGCCACAACTACGTGTGATTTCTTTGGGTGGTTTGGTGTGCGCTTAGGCTTGTTAAAGCCTGACACTCCTGCTCGCTTTAGTCTAGGGTCTGCCATTTTTACTCTGTTCCTCTTCCGCCTTGCCAGCCAGGAATCTTTGTAATATCGCCCTTATACTTAATTAGTAATTCTTCAAACTTTGTAAGTTTGCGTGGCTTAATACGTGTTTGAATATCTCTAACTTCTGCTGGTGTTTTGCTTTTAGGTGTACTTGTTGGCTTAGGAGTCTTTGGCATTTACTTCTTCTTGCCCATCTTCTTCATAGCCATCTTCTTTGTAGTCTTCTTCATAACCATCTTCTTAGCAGCCTTCTTGGCTGCCTTCTTACCTGCTGGTGTGTATGGGAACTCTTGATTTCCGACCATTGGCATTATATTTGTCCTATCTCTTTCATTACTGCTACGGTTGATTTGTTTACCTTATTTGCATCAGGCATAGTGTTAGAGTTGTATGGCTTGCCTAATACTTCGGAAGCCTTTTCGGCTTCACGAATCTTTTGCATTGATGTACCGCTAGGTTGTATACCCTGTGCTCTAGCCTCATTGTAAGCACTTAGTTCTTGGTTAAATGCTTTCTGTGGCCTTTGACGACGAGAGTCAGCATCACCCGTACCTAGTTCAAGGGTCATAACCTTGCACCCAAAACATCCTTCTACATACTCAGGATGTGTTTGTATTTGATGTAGACTCATAGTTCTGTAAAGTTTGCTTCCGTCACTCCTACACCACCAGCGATAAGCGCTGCTTTAGTAGTGTCATCTACTGTGTGGGCATAGCCACCACGATAAACAACTGGGTACTCATGTAAATCAGAATCAAGTGGATAGCGAATCTGTTGGTACTGTCCATTAGTATTTAATACAATAGAAATACCACGGTCTAACTTATAGAACTCAAACAGTCTATGCATGCCTGCAGGACCTTCTTCAACTGTTGGTGTTTTAAATGACCAGTTAGACATTCATCCTCCTTTAGTGGACTCACCATAAGGCTGGATTGCTCCAGCCTTACAGTCAATTAACTACTAGAGAGCAGCGATTGATGAACCTGATGTGATTCGGTATAGAGCCTCATCGCGGTAAACTGCAAAGCCAAGTACGCCGTACCAACCCATTGGGCGGAAACGCATCAACTTATCAGTTACGTTACCAATAACTACATGTGGCTCTTCTGCTACGGCTTCTGCCATTGCCTGTGAACCGCAAGCAATTGTGTCAAAGACACGTGTTACTGGTGTAACTGTAACTGTTGTTGTTGCTGTAACTGCTGCTGTATTAGCAGTATCTACAGTGATTGTTGTTGTTGAACCTGATGTTGCAAGTGCTGTAATCTTAGCACCAGATGCAATACCAGTTCCTGCAATCTTATCGCCAACTTCAGCGCGAGATGCAATAACAGATGATGAAGCAACGCCGAATGTGAATCCTGCTGAAACTCCTGCAACTGTTACTGCTGTTGTTGTCAATGCTGTCTGGTCTGCACCTGACTTAGCATTGAACAAACGTGATGACTCTACGAAGAACGCGCCTTCGTACTCACCGATTTCTCCAGCCCAAATCTTGCTTGCTTCTGAAGCAGACTGTGACTGTGGGTAGCGCCATCCAAGGTCGCCTGTCTCTGCACGAAGGTCGTGTGAAACTTCTGGGTGGATACCAACCCAGTATGCATTTCCGCGACGGCCCTTAGCCTTGTTAGAACGCAACTTAGCAACAGCCTTACGGATGTCTGCTGAATCAAGTGTGTCCGCTGCATCTACGTTAGCAGTTGCTGTTGCATTGCCTGCGAAGATGTTGTTTGAACCTGAGCGTAGAGTTGTCATTGCAACCTTGTCAATA